ATGAACACGAAGACGCCCCTCCCGGCGCCGGAACGGACGGGAGCGGGGCGGCGCTATGACTGGATCGCCATTCATGAAGGCTGGCGGGCCGGGCAGGGCGCCGAACATCTGGCGGAGGCTTTCGGGCTGAAGCCGAAAACAATCACCGACAGATGCGGCTGGATTGACCAGCATTTCCCGCCCCCCGCGCCCGCAAGGATGATCGCGGAGCTGAACCGGCGCCTGGAAGCGGCGTTGGCGGCGCTCGACGCGGGCGATGCGGGCAAGGCCGAGCGGCAGGCGAAAACCATCGCCGCGCTGATCAAGGCGGGCCGCGATCTCAAACACTGGAGTGAAACCATGACCCACACCGATAAGGGCGGCGCTTCCGCCGTGAATACCGAGGAGTCGGCTGGTGACGAACGAGACTATTACGCCGAACTCGATCGCCGGCTCGATCGCCTTGCAGAGCATCTCAGAGCGAAGGGCGTGGGTGCGCACTCAGACCCCTCGGGAGGTGAAGCGCCTCGCGACGAGCTGGCGCTTCTGGGCGCGCACTGATCAGCTGCCGCCTGACGGCGACTGGCGCACCTGGTTGTTTCTCGGTGGGCGCGGGGCTGGCAAGACCCGCGCCGGCGCCGAGTGGGTGAGGGCGCAGGTGAAGGCGGGCAGACGGCGCATCGCGCTGGTGGCGCCGACCTTTTCCGATGTGCGCGAGGTGATGGTGTCCGGCCCGTCAGGCTTTCTCAATATCGGCGAGGATGAGGACCGTCCCCGCTATGAAGCCAGCCGTCACCGTCTGGTCTGGCCGGACGGGGCGATGGCCTATGGCTTTTCATCTGAAGACCCGGACGGCTTGCGCGGGCCGCAATTTGATTGCGCCTGGGCGGATGAATTCGCGGCCTGGACCCGGCCTCAGGAGACACTCGACATGCTGGGGCTGGGGCTTCGGCTGGGCGAGCAGCCGCAATTGATGATCACCACCACGCCGCGGCCCTTGCCAGCTTTGAAAGCGCTTCTGAAACAGGCGGGCGTGGTGATCAGCCATGCTGCGACCGATGCGAACGCGCCCAATCTGGCGCCGGGTTTCGTCGCGGCGATGACCGAACGCTATGGCGCCAGCCGTTTGGCGCGACAGGAGCTTGAGGGCGTGCTGATCGACGACCCTGAAGGGGCGTTGTGGACGCGTGGCCTGATTGATCAGGCGCTGGCGCTTTCAGAGTTCGAGCCCGAGCGCGTGGTGGTGGCGGTGGACCCGCCCGCCAGCGCGACCGGGGATGAATGCGGCATCATCGCCGCCGGCGCTTCCGGTCAGGGTCGGGAGGCCCGGTTGGTGATTTTGAAAGATGCAAGCCTGCAGGCGCGGCCCGAAGACTGGGCGGCGCGGGTGGCGGAAACCTTTGACGCATTGGATGCAGACGCTGTGATCGCCGAGGCCAATCAGGGCGGGGACATGGTCCGCGCCGTGTTGCAGGCCGCAGCGCCGGATCTGCCGGTGCGGCTGGTTCACGCCAGCCGCGGCAAGCGGGCGCGGGCCGAGCCCGTCGCCGCGCTCTATGCCCGCGGCCGGGTTCGACATGCGGTGCGCATGCCGGCGCTGGAAGATCAGATGTGCAGCTTTGGCGCGCCTGACCAGAGCGGCAGCCCGGACCGGGTGGATGCGCTGGTCTGGGCGGTCGCCGCCCTCACGCCCTCCGCCGCCAGCCCCCGGCTGCGAGTGTTGTGAAGCTAGACGGAGCTCTAACTAAGCGGGAAAAATGTTGCTAGCCACTAGCGACTCTGTAAGGGTTTCGATAAGAAAACGGCCCCAAGGTGGAACTTGAGGCCGCATCCTGATGGATTATTTCGGATGCACTACTGGTTTTGGAAGCCAGTAGTCTGCTGGAGGGGAGCCGGCGATCCGAGTGAACGCCAATTCGTGTGGATCGTTGGTTCCCTGCGCGGCTTTGCCGCTAGTTGCCGGTTGACCGAAGCTCAAGTCATCCAGCAATTGAGACAAGCGGCCTATTTACCTCTCTTAGAAGGCGAACTGGGCCGGATCGTCTCAACCACGTGAGTCCGAGGCGCGCTGCGTGCTTTGGAGACAGGGACGAAACGCCCGGTCACCGCACTGCGGCCGATCTTCGTGGTTTTGGACATGCCAAACTCCATAGAGTGGACTGTAGGTGCCACTCGCTCACCTTGCTGCCGAATCAGTCAGCACCCACCATTGTCGTAGATTTTGCAATGCTCTCAAGGGGGCATCGTCGAATCGGTATCGAAATCGCTTTGATACCCGCTTTGGTTGTCACTTAACCCGACATTTTTGGAGAACGCCATGCTCAAGCAATGGCTGGGTCTCGGTCGCAAGGCGGCCGGGCGAACCCTTGCGCTCGGATTCGGGACGGGGGCGAGCTGGAGCCCGCGCGGCTACGCCGCCTTCGCCACCGAAGGCTATGCCCGAAACGCGGTCGCCCATCGCTGTGTCCGGCTGATCGCCGAGGCTGTTTCTGCGACGCCTTTGAAGACCTCTGGCGAGGATCGGGTCAGCCAGGCTGCGCTGGCGCTGATCACAGCGCCCAATCCTGACCAGTCCGGCGCCGAGCTGATGGACAGCGTGCAGAGCCATCTTCAGGTCGCGGGCGACGCTTATCTGCATCTGTCCGGCTTTGAAGCGGGCACGCCGGGGCTGTACGCGCTGCGGCCTGACCGGGTGCGGGTGATGACCGGCCCCAAGGGCTGGGCGGAGGGGTGGGAATATCGCACAGCCACAGGCGCGCAGGTGTTTCAGCGGGACCGCGCGTCGGGCCGCTCGCCGGTCCTGCATCTGAAGCTCTTTAACCCGACCGACGATCAATACGGCTTGTCGCCCATGGAGGCGGCGGCGCGGGCGGTGGATGTGCACGCCTCGGGCGGCGCCTGGGCGAAGGCGCTGCTGGATAACGCGGCGCGCCCGTCCGGCGCCCTGGTGATGAAGACCGGATCAGAGGGGCAGGGGCGTTTGACGCCGGATCAGTTTGACCGGCTGAAAGCTGAACTGGAAAGCCTCTACACCGGCCCTGACAATGCGGGGCGGCCCTTGCTGCTGGAAGGCGGGCTCGACTGGAAGCCCATGGGGCATTCCCCCGCCGAGATGGATTTCATCCAGGCGCGGCGCGAGGCGGCGCGCGAAATCGCGCTGGCGTTCGGGGTGCCGCCCATGTTGCTGGGGCTGCCCGGCGACAACACCTATTCCAATTATCGCGAGGCCAATCAGGCGTTTTATCGCCAGACGGTGCTGCCGCTGGCGAAGAAAACCGCCGCCGCGCTCAATCGGTTTCTGGCGCCCTGGTTCGGGACCGATCCGAAGCTCTGCGTGGATGAAGACGGCCTGCCCGCCTTCACCGAGGAGCGCGCCGCGCGCTGGGCGCAAATCTCCGGCGCGGATTTCCTGTCGCCCGATGAGAAACGCGTCCTTCTGGGCCTCGCTCCGCAAGGAGACATGTCATGAGTGATGCGTCTCAGACGATCAGCCCCTGGCGGCTGGATCGCTCGATCACCCTCGGCGTCATTCTGGCGCTGACGCTGCAGACCGCGGGCGCCCTGATGTGGACCGGCGCCGCCAATGAGCGCCTCGACCAGCTGGAAATCCGCGCCGACGCCACCGCGCCGGTGGCTGAACGTCTGGCGCGGCTGGAAGCGCACGCGGCGTATTCGCGCGCCGCGCTGGAACGCATCGAGCGTCGCCTCGAACAGGACTGACCGGTCCGACATTTTCACAATCAGGGGAGGCGCGCATGCAGGCGCTGAACAACTCCGGCGAAACGCTGGAGGTGGCTGGTTATGCCAGCCTGTTTGATATCGAGGATCAGGGCGGTGATCTGGTCCGCGCGGGAGCCTTTGCAGAGGGGTTGAAAGCGCGAGGCCCCACAGGCGTGCGCATGCTGTTCCAGCATGACGCGGCTGAACCTGTGGGCGTCTGGGACGAGATCGCCGAGGACGGCCGCGGGCTTTATGTCCGCGGCCGCATTCTCTCCACCGCCCCGCGCGGGCGCGCCGCCCTGGGGCTGGTGCGCGAGGGGGCGGTGGATGGCCTCTCCATCGGCTTTCGCACGCAACGCTCCGCGCCCCGACCGGGCGGCGGACGCGATCTGTTGCAGCTCGATCTGTGGGAGGTGTCCATCGTCACCTTTCCCATGCTGGCCCAGGCGCGGCTTCGCGTCCTTGGGGCTTCTGAGGCGCGGCTCGCCGCGTCGGCGGCCTGACCGCTTTGACTATGCATCATGAACAGAAAGGATTTTCATGAGCCGGGAAACCAAGATGGCGGTTCCTTCCGCTGACACGCGCGTGGCCATGGCGGATATGCTGGCCGCGTTTGAACACTTCAAACAGGCCAATGATGACCGCCTGGACGCGCTGGAATCCAAGACCGGCGCCGATCCGCTCATTGCCGACAAGGTGAACCGCATCGACGCCGCGTTGAACGAGGCCCATTCCCGCCTTGATCGTCTGAGCCGGGAGGCGGCGCGGCCCGACCTCTCCGGCGCCGATGTGAAGTCGGCGGGCTGGGGCGGCTTCCTGCGCACCGGTGAAACGCCAGCGCTCGATCAAAAAGCGCTGTCGGGCCAGACCGGCGCTCAGGGCGGCCATGTGGCCCCGGCGGAGCTGGAAACCCGCATTGAACGCCTGATCCGCGAGGTCAGCCCGATCCGGTCCATCGCCACAGTGAAACAGACGCGGTCTCACACCTTCAAGAAACCGGTCAGCGCGGGCGGCGCCACCGGCGCCTGGGCGGCGGAGACCGCGAGCCGGCCTGAAACCGACGCGTCCTCTCTGGAGCTATTGGAGTTTCCCACCGCCGAGCTTTACGCCATGCCCGCCGCGACGCCTGCGATCCTTGATGATGCGCTGGTCGATCTCGAGCAATGGCTGGCTGAAGAAGTGCGCGACGTGTTCGCCGAAGCCGAAGGCAAGGCCTTTGTGTCCGGCGATGGCGTCAACAAGCCGCGCGGGTTCCTCAGCTATACGATGGCTGAAGTGGGCACGGAAAACTGGGGCGAGATGGGGTTTGTCTCGACCGGGGTGTCGGGTGGTTTCTCCGCGACCGATCCCGCCGATGCGCTGATCGATCTGATCTATGCGCCCAAGACAGCCTATCGCGCCAATGGCCGCTTTGTGATGAACCGCTCCACGGTGTCCGCAGTGCGCAAGTTCAAGGATGCGGACGGGCAATATATCTGGCAGCCCGCCCAGAGCGCGGGACAATCGGCGAGCCTGATGGGCTATCCCGTCACCGAGGCCGAGGACATGCCCGATATCGGCGCGAACAGCTATTCCATCGCCTTTGGTGATTTCGAACGTGGCTATCTGGTGGTCGACCGCCAGGGCGTTCAGGTGCTGCGCGATCCGTATTCGGCGAAACCCTATGTGCTCTTCTACACCACCCGCCGCGTCGGCGGCGGCGTTCAGGATTTCGACGCGATCAAGTGCCTGAAATTCGCCGCCTGATCCGAGCCTTCTCTCCCCCACCTCAAAGCCCCGGCCCCAGCGCCGGGGCTTTGCTTTTTTGAAAAGGAGGCGGCGCGATGTCTCTCACTCTTTTAAGCCCGCCCGGGGCGGAACCTGTCAGTCTCGACGCAGCGAAAACCTGGTTGCGCGTCAGCCATGAAGACGACGATGCGCTGATCACCGACGCGATTATCGCTGCTCGTGAGCATGTGGAAGCGCGGACTGGCTTGGCGCTGATCACCCAGAGCTGGCGCGAGCGGCTGGATGATTGGCCGCGGCGACGCTTGAGCGCGTCGGGTCTGGCGGTCAGCCTCGCCAAGGCGCCGCTGGTCAGCGTGGAGGCGGTGCGCGGCCGCGAGCGGGACGGGACGCTCTCGGTTTGGGATGCGGCGGAATACCGGGTTGAAGCCGGTGAGCCGGGGCGTTTGGTGGCGATCCTGCCCTTCTCCTTGCCGCGCCCTGTGGTCAAGGCGGGCGGGATCGAGATTGAGTTCACCGCCGGGTTTGGCGAGACGCCCGACGACGTGCCGGCGCCCTTGCGCGCGGCGATCCTGCATCTGGTCGCGGCGCGTTATGGCGCGGATCGGGGCGAGGGGGGCGAGACGCCGCCTGCGCCTGAGATCGTGGACCGGCTGTTAGCCCCCTACATGCCGGTGCGGCTATGAGCGCGGAAGCCGCGTTCCAGAGCGGACTTCTGGAGCATTTGCGGAACGATGAGGGCGTCACAGCGCTGTTGGGGACGCGGATCTTTGATCAGCCAAAGTCGGGCGTGCGCTTCCCGTTCTTGTATCTGGGACGGGCGATAAGCGATGCGGCGGACGCCAGCGAGGCCCGGCTGATTGATCTGCGCCAGACCCTTCTGATCCGCGGGCGGCGCGATGACAGCGAGACCATCAAGAAGGCGCTGGGCGCGATCCGGTCTGCGCTGGAGACGGGCCCGCTGACGCTGGAGGCCGGCTTTGCAGCCATCCATCCACGCCTGGTCTACGCCGACCTGTTCTCAACCTCCGACACCCGCATCGTGCAAGGGCTGGCGCGGGTCAGAACCCTCATTCAAATCCAAGGAGACACGCCATGACGGCGCAAGCGGGCAAGGATGTCTTGCTGAAAATCGGCGATGGCGGATCGCCGGAGAGTTTCACCAGCATTGCGGGGCTGAGGGCCAAGACCCTGTCGCTGAACGCCCGCGCGGTCGAGGTGACCCACGCCGACAGTCCGGGGCGCTGGCGCGAATTGCTGGACGGCGCCGGGGTGCGCACTGCGGCGATTTCAGGCGCGGGCATCTTTGTCGACAGCGCGGCGGACGAGACCGTGCGGAGCGTGTTCTTTGATCAGGCCAGGCGCAGCTGGCGCGTGATCGTGCCGGACTTTGGCGTCATCGAAGGCCCGTTCCTGGTGATGGCGCTGGAATATTCCGGCCGCCATGACGGCGAGGCGAGCTATTCGCTCTCGCTGCAGTCCGCGGGCGCGCTGAGTTTCTCAGCCCTCTGAACTGCGGTCGTCAATCCGGCGCTGACGCTGCATGTCCTCAAGCTCATTGAGGCAGGCGCGATAGGCGTCAGGGTTGCGCAGCGTTTCGCACTCTTCCTCGTAGCGGTCGTCATAAACGTCCTGAAACAGGCTTTCACACCCGCACAGAACCAGCGGAGAGGCGAGAGCGAAACAGGCGAGCAAGCGGCGCATGGGTGATCCCTTCACATTGATCCGCGCCCAGTCTAACGGCGCAGAAAGTTTGTGCTCATGACAATTTCTCAATCTGGACAGGTGCGCGCCAATTTGGGCGATGCGCCGGTTCACTTGCGTCTCAGCCTTGCCGCCCTGATGCAGATCGAACAGGCGCTGGAGGTCTCAGGGCTCGAAGCGCTCTCCGAACGATTTCGAAGTCTCAGCGCGACCGATCTCACTTGCGTTCTGACCGCTTTGCTGACCGCGGGCGGGCATGAGGACGCGCAGGCGCTGGCGGACGCGGCGGCCCCCGCAGACGCGGCCCGGGCCGTGCTGAGCTGTTTTGAAGCGAACCTTACATGACCGGGTGCTGGCCGGGCTGGTTCGCGCTGGGCGTTTTGCGCTTCGGGCTGAGCCCTGACGCCTTCTGGGCGCTGTCGCTGGCGGAATGGCGGGCGCTGTGCGCGGCGCTGGGGGCGGATGCTCCGCCGCCGCCCGACCGTCAGGCGATCGACGCCCTGATCAAAGACTTTCCTGATGGAGGAGCCAAATGACCGACACCTTTGACCTGTCGGATCTCGCCGCGGACGCCGGTGCGGCGCGGCGTGAACTCACCGAGACGGCGCGTGAAGGCGAAAGCGCCGCGCGGGCCCTGTCCGACGCCTTTGAAAGCGCGGGCCGCGACATCGCTTCCAGCCTTGAAGGCGCGGCGCGCTCCGGCGAGCTGAGCTTTTCAGACATGGCGGAAAAGATCGCCCGGACCTTCGCCGAGCTGGCGCTGGACCGTTTCATTCTTCAGCCCCTGCCGGGGCTTCTGGATAGCGCCGCCGGGCAATTGGGCTCGCTTCTGGGCGGAGTGCTGGGCCAGCGTGCGGAGGGCGGGCCGGTGATGGCGGGCGAGCGCTATCTGGTGGGCGAGCGCGGACCGGAAGTGTTCACGCCCGGCCAGTCCGGCGCGGTGTCGCCCCTGGGCGCGGCGCCGGTCAACATCACCATCATCGCTCAGGGGCAGACGCTTGAGGGCGTCAAACGCTCTGAAAGCCAGATCGCGGCGGCTGTGGCGCGCGCCGTACAAAGGGGAGGGCGCCGGTTATGAGCGCGTTTCATGATGTGCGCTTTCCCCTCTCGATCGGGTTGGCGGCGCGCGGGGGCCCCGAACGGCGCACCGAGATCGTGACGCTCAATTCAGGGCGCGAAGAACGCAATGCCGTCTGGCGCGACTCGCGACGGCGCTGGGATGCGGCGCCCGGCGTTCGGTCCCAGGCGGATCTGGCGCGGCTGGTTGCGTTCTTTGAGGCGCGGCTGGGGCGGTTGCACGCCTTTCGGTTCACAGACCCCTTTGATCACGGCTCGGCGGGGCCCGGCGCGGCGCCGGGGCCGCTTGATCAGGTGATCGGAACCGGGGATGGCGCGACGGATCGGTTTCCACTTCTCAAAGCCTATGGCGATGGCGCCGGACGCTGGGACCGCCCGATTATGCTGCCCCAGACCGATAGTGTTCGCGTGGCGCTCGACGGCGTTGAAACCCCGGTCAGCGTCGAGCCCGGCGGCGAGATCGTCTTTGACGCGCCGCCGCCCGACGGCGCCCTGATCACGGCGGGTTTCCGCTTTGACGTGCCGGCCCGGTTCGACGCCGATCAGCTGGAGGCGAGCCTTGAATCCGGCGCCGCGATAATCAGCTCCGTGCCTTTGATCGAGGTTCGGCTTTAGGGCCGGATGTTTCCCAGCTTCTCCCCGGCTTTTCGCCGGGGCTTTTTTTATGGAGGCTCGTGATGATCGAGATTCCGCCCGAGTCGCAGGCGCGGCTGGATGCGGGGGTGACCACGCTGAGCTGGGCCTGGATCCTGACCCGCCGCGACGGCGCCCGCTTTGGCTTCACCGACCATGACCAGATACTGCAAGTGGATGGCGTAAGCTGCGAACCTGCCTCAGGTTTCAGCGCCGGCGATTTGCGAAGTGAAACGGGATCAGCCCCCGCGCGCGGCGCCGTCTTCGGGCAGCTCGACAGCGGCGTGATTACCAAGGACGCCATCAAGGCGGGCGCCTGGGACGGCGCCGCTTTGGCGCTCTATCGGGTCGACTGGTCAGATCCGACGCTGAACTATCGCGCCTTCACCGGAGAGCTGGGCGAGATCCGCTATGGCGATCAGGGCTTTGAAGCGGAAGTTTCAGGCCTGTCCGCGCGTCTGAACCGCACGATCGGCCGGGTGTTCTCGCGCCAATGCGACGCCGAGCTGGGCGATGAACGCTGTCAGGTCGATCTGGCCGCATTGGGACGCCGAGTGAGCGGCCTGCTGGCGGGACAGATCACCCGGCGCGCTATTCGGATAGAGGGGCTGGACCCGGCGCCGGGTGACGCCAGTGTTTTCTCTGAAGGCGTGCTGTCCTGGACAGCTCAGCCATCCTGGCCGGACCAGCGCATCGTCACGGCGCGCGCGGACGGGACCGGGCTGATTGTTGAACTCGACAGCGCGGCGCCCGCCGCCGAAGCGGGCGAGGCGCTCAGGCTGACACTCGGATGCGACAAGCGCTTAGAGACCTGCAAGGCGCGCTTTTCCAACGCTGCGAACTTTCGCGGCTGTCCGCACATGCCCGGCAATGACGCCCTGATCCGTCCGGTGAGCGCGCGCTGATGACTGAGCTGGAACACCGCTCGCGCATCCTTCGCGAAGCGCGAAGCTGGACTGGCACGCCCTATCATCACCAGATGAGCGTGAAGGGGGCGGGCTGTGATTGCCTGGGCCTCGTGCGCGGCGTCTGGCGTGCGCTTTATGGTCCCGAACCCCAGACCCTGCCGCCCTATACGCCTGACTGGGCCGAGCGTAGCGCGCGCGATCTTCTGAGCGAGGCGGCGGCGCGCTGGTTATCGCCTGTCGAGATCGTCTCGGCGGCGCCGGGCGATGTGGTGCTGTTTCACTATTCCCCGAACGGCCCCGCGCGCCATTGCGCCATTCTCAGCGCGCCGGATCGCATCCTGCACGCCTGGCGCGGTCAGCGCGTGTGCGAGACCGCTTTAGGGCCTTGGTGGCGCCGGCGGATCGCAGGCGCCTACGCCTTCCCCCTTTGCTAGAGCGAGGATCTCATGGGTCAGCTTCTCCTGTCCGCCGCCCAGCAGGTCGGCGCGTCATTCCTGCAAGCAGGGGTGGGCTCGCTGGTTGGCGGCCTGTTTGCGTCAGACCAGCAAGGCCCGCGTCTTGAGAGCTTCAGCGTCCAGACCTCGACCGAGGGCGCCTTCGTGCCGATCGTCTATGGCCGGATGCGTCTCGCCGGGCAGGTGATCTGGCTGGGGCCGGTCACCGAAACCGCCAGAACGCGCAGCGCCGGCGGCGGCAAGGGCGGGCCTGAGATCACCGAGTATGAGTATGCCGCGAGCTTTGCGGTCGCCTTGTGCGAAGGTCCGGTGTCCGGCGTCGGACGCATCTGGGCGAATGGCGAATTGCTGGACCATGACGCGGCGGTGATGCGGCTTCATACCGGCGCGCCCGATCAGGCGCCGGATCCGTTGATCGAGGCGGTGGAGGGCGCGGCGCCCGCCTTTCGCGGCCTCGCTTACATGGTGTTTGAGGATTTCCCGCTCGACGCCTATGGCGCGCGCCTGCCCAATTTGAGCTTCGAAGTGCTGGGCGCGGGCGAGGATCAGGGCAATGAGCCGCAACTTGAACACCTGGTTCAGGGCGTGTGTCTGATCCCGGCCTCGGGCGAGTTCGTCTATGCGACAGAGCCGGTCTATCGCCAGTTGCGCGAAGGCGAGGAGCTGGCCGAGAACGTTCACACCAGCCGCGCGTTCACCAATCTTGAGGCGGCGCTGGATGACTTGTCCGCGCGCCTGCCGCAGGTCAGATCGGTGGCGCTGGTCACCAGCTGGTTTGGCGATGATCTGCGCTGCGGCGCTTGCCAGATCCGGCCGGGCGTTGAGACGCGCGAGAAAACCACACGTCCGCTGGACTGGTCGGTAGCAGGACTGTCCAGAGCTGACGCGCATCTGGTGTCCCAGCGTGATGACGCACCGGTCTATGGCGGCACGCCGTCTGATGAGACCGTGATCAGTGCGATCCGGGCGCTCAAACAGCGCGGCTATCAGGTCACGCTGTATCCCTTCATCCTGATGGATATTCCTGAGACCACGCGCGGCGACGACCCTTATGGCGCGCCCTATCAGGCCGCCTATCCCTGGCGAGGCCGGATCAGCTGTGCGCCCGCGCCAGGTTTGCCGGGCTCTCCCGATCAAAGCGCGCAAGCGAGCGTGCAGGTGGATGGTTTTTTCGGCTACGTGCGCGCGACGGACTTCCAGGTTGCAGGCGATGCGGTGCGCTATACCGGCCCTGCATCTGATTGGGGATTTGATCGTTTCATTCTGCACCATGCCGCGCTGGCGAAAGCGGCGGGCGGGGTGGAGAGCTTTCTGATCGGGTCGGAAATGGTCGCGCTCAATCAGGTGCGCTCAAGTCGCACGACCTATCCCGCCGTGACGCGCCTCAAAGCCTTGGCGGCAGAGGCGCGGGCGCTTCTGGGGCCGTCGGTCAAGCTGTCTTATGCGGCGGACTGGTCTGAATATTCCGGGCATGCGCCCCGGGACGGCAGCGGGGACCGCCTGTTTCATCTCGATCCGCTCTGGTCGGATCCCGACGTGGATTATGTGGGGCTCGACTGGTACGCGCCCTTGTCAGACTGGAGGGACGGGGAGAGCCATGCCGATGCGGCCTTCGGCTCGATCCATGATCGCGCCTATCTCAGCGTCAATGTCGAGGGCGGTGAAGGCGGGGAGTGGTATTACGCGTCGGACGCCGACCGTTTGAGCCAGACCCGGACGCCCATCCTTGACACGGCCCATGGGGAGGACTGGATCTGGGCGTATAAGCGCCTCGCGGACTGGTGGTCCAATCCGCATCATGACCGGGTGGGCGGACACCGTGCGGCGACGCCCACAGGCTGGGCGCCGGGCGCCAAGCCGATCCGCTTTGTGGAGCTCGGCTGTCCGGCGGTGGACAAGGGCTCGAACCAGCCCAATGTCTTCCTCGACCCCAAAAGCGCGGAAAGCCGGGCGCCGCGTTTTTCCACCGGCGCGCGTGACGACCTGATCCAGCGCCGGGCGATCGAAACCGTACTCGATTATTGGGCGCCCGAGCAGGGCCGCAATCCGGTCTCGCCGGTCTATGGCGGTCCCATGCTGGATATGGAACGCAGCCATGTCTGGTGCTGGGACGCCCGGCCGTTTCCTGAATTTCCCGCCCGCAGCGATATCTGGAGCGATGGCGGCAACTGGCGGCGCGGGCATTGGCTGACGGGGCGGGCGGGGCAGTCTTCGTTGAGCGCCGTGGTGAAAGACATCGCCCGCCGCGCCGGGCTGGACGCGCTGGACACGCGCCAGATCGACGGCGTGCTGGCGGGCTATGTGATCAACCGTCCGCAACGGGCGCGTGATGTGATCGCCAGCCTGGGCGCGGTGTTCGGCTTTACGCTGGTGGACCAAAGCCGGGGCGCGGCCTGTCTGCCGCTGTCTCCGGTCAGCGCGCCGGTCATGCTGGAGGTCGATCAATTGCCCGAAGGGGCGGACGGCGCCGTCTATACCCGCGCGCCGTTGGAGGACGCCCCCGCAGACGCCCGGCTTACGCTCATCGGTGATGAAGGCGATTATGCGCCCGCCGCCGTCAGCGCGCGCGGGCTGGACCATGTGACCGAGGGTCTGATCTCAATTCAGGCGCCGATCCTGGCTGATCGCGGTTTGGCGCAGGGCTGGGCGCGTGATCTTCTGGCGCGCGCCCGGACGCAAGGGGAAAGCCTGAGCGCCGCCCTGCCGCCCTCGATGGCTCGGCTTGAAGCGGGCGACCCGGTGCAGATAAGCGGCTCTGACAGCCCGCTTTGGCGGCTGGATGCGCTGGAGGGTGTCGCGTCGCGCACAGCTCAGCTCGGCCCGGCGCTGGGCGGGCTGGCGCCGGTGGCCGGGCCGGAACCGCAAATCCCTGCGGCGCCGGTCGCGGCGGGACGCCCGCTTGTGCGTTTGCTGGACCTGCCCCTCGGCCCGGATGAAGACACGCCGCGCAACGGGCTGCTGGCGGCGGTGTGGAGCCAACCCTGGGCGGGAGCGGTGCAGCTTTATGCCGGCGCTGATCTGGAAAGCGCGCAGGCGCGGTCACGCGTGAACGCGCCCGCACAGACCGGCGTTTTACTGGACGATTTGGCCGCCGGCCCCGAGGGACGCTGGCGTCAGGACGCAGAGGTACGTGTTCGGCTCTATGACGGCGCCTTTGAAAGCCGGTCGCGCGTTTCGGTTCTGGCCGGCGCCAATCAGATCGCGATTGAAACGTTAGACGGCTGGGAAGTGATGGCGTTTGAAACCGCATCGCTCGACCTGGACGGCGCCTGGCGACTGACAGGGTTGTTGCGCGGTCTGGGCGGCTCGCTGGCGCCCGGCGCCTCTGCGGGCGCCAGCGTGGTGACGCTTGATGGCGCGCTGGGCATGCTGCCGGTGACCGATGCGGAACGCGATGCGGCGCTGTCCGTCGTCGCCGTCCCCCAGGGCGCCCGGCGCAGCGATGGCCGCGCACGCCAGCTGCAGGCGGTCTATCAGGGGCGCGATCTGCGCCCGCTCTCGCCGGTTCACCTCAAACTGACACAAACCGAGGCGGAGCTGACGCTGGACTGGATTCGCCGCACACGGATCGGCGGCGACCGCTGGCAGGGGGTGGAGGTGCCGCTGGGCGAGGCGTGGGAAGCCTATGAGGTGGAGTTGCGTGACCTGAACGGCGCTGTCATCGCGCGTTGGTCGACGGCTTCGCCGCAGCTTGTTCTCTCCCTGTCCGAGCTGCCGGCGGATCTGAGCGGTTGCAGCTTCAGCGTCCGGCAAGTGTCGGAGCGGTATGGCGCTGGGCTGGCGTCGGTCTTGCAGGTCTGAGGCGGAACGCACAGATGTGACCCGTACGGGTGCGGCCCGGTGCTCGCCCGACCTGCAAGAGACTGCTATCACAACGGCCATGATAACTGACCCCTATGCGATTCTGGGCGTGTCCCGCACTGCGAGCGCCGACGAGATCCGGCGCGCCTACCGCAAGCTGGCGAAGGCCTTGCACCCTGACGCACGTCCGAATGACAAGGTGTCCGAAGACAAGTTCAAGCAGGTCACCCAGGCCTTCAAGCTGTTGTCAGACCCTGAACAGCGCGCCCGGTTTGACCAGGGCGAGATTGATGCGGCGGGGCAGGAACGCCCGGCCTATCATTTCCGCTCGCGCCCCGGCGGCGCCCCTGGCGAGCGTGGTCCCAGCGGCCGGTTCGAGGATCTGGGCGATATGTTCTCTGATCTGTTCACCGATTTTGGCGCCTCCCGTTCCCGCGGGCAGCCCATGCGCGGCGCAGAAATCAAGGCGCGCCTGAATGTCAGCTTTGAAGACGCCATGCGCGGCGCGAAAAAGCGCGTTACGCTATCCAATGGCAAGTCCCTGGAAGTGGGAGTCCCGGCAGGTGTGGAGAGCGGCAAGGTTCTGCGCCTGCGCGGCCAGGGACATCCCGGTCGCGATGGCGGCCCGGCGGGGGATGCGCTGATCGAGATCGTGATTCAGGAGCATCCCTGGTTCCGGCGTGAGGGCGACAATATCCGGCTCGATCTGCCGATTTCCCTGAAAGAAGCGTTGTTCGGCGGCGCGGTGCGCGCGCCCACAATCGACGGCATGGTCGAGGTCCGCGTGCCTGCGGGCGCCAATTCAGGCGCCCAGTTGCGGCTGCGCGGCAAGGGCGCGCCCAAGGGAGAGGGCGAGCGCGGCGACCAGATTATTCGTCTGGTCATCGACGTGCCGCTTAACGATCCTGACCTTGAAGCCTTTATCGAGGACTGGACGCCTCCGAAGGATTATCATCCGCGAAAGCGTTTCATGTCATGA